AGGATTTTTGGCACTTTGACCGGTAATCAGGCATATCTTTACAGAAGTGTGATTCCGACTAAAGCGTTAAGCACGTCTTTTTCATTTAATAATTATATTATAACATATCCACCCGACATTTCTCGAACTGGTGCCACTAAGAATATTTCTTGGGGTCGTCGTGATCTGCGTCGTGCTCATAATAATGGCATGATTAGTGGAATGCGGCACAATGAGGTTGCAGAGGCTAATAGTGCAACTTTAGCTATAACAAATACATATAATACCGGATATCAAGTAGGGGATATAAGAAGAACTTATATCGGGGAAACGGGGAGTGGTAGTGTTGGTCCAAGTACGGAGCTAGTAAGTAATGTAGGAAATCCGTTTATAACTACTACCGGATATTCCAGCAATTTTTCTGCTAATTTAAGTGTTGTAGGTGGTGCTTTACGTGTAACAAATACAATAGCGGCTTATGGTGGGGCCGTAATTCCAGTTACGACAGTTGTTGGCAAAAGTTATGTCGTTACTGTTACACGTCCTGGCACCGGAAATACTCCTGGCAATTATCATATAGGATCTACTATAGGTGGACAGGAATACTTTAGCAGTAGAGCAACTGATTCAACAACATTTGTTGCCGCTGGTACTACGGTATACATAACCTTAAATATTGGTAATAATACTCTTGGGTCAATAGCTGATTTTTCGTTTAATTCAGTTAAAGAAGTTATTGCTGATCGCTCTTACAAAGCCTCTTCCGCTAATATTATTGGTGCTCTTACTAAAACTCCAGTAAACACTAATACTGACTTATCATACTTATCAAATTTCTCTGATCTTAATTATAGCCGTGAGCCTTATCACGCCGATCTCGACTTTGGTACGGGCGAATGGACAGTAAGTGCGTGGGCCAAATATGCGGCTTTGCCAACCGGAGCACTAGGACAAACAAGTAGAGCATGGTCAGGAATTACAGTATTAGGCACTGATGTTTATGCGTGTGTTGCTAGTGGAGATATTTACAAACAAACTAATGGTACCGGTGATTTTATAGCCCTTGGGCAAACAACTAGAAATTGGCGTGGAATGACCGTATTAGGCACAGATGTTTATGCGTGTGTTGCTAGTGGAGATATTTACAAACAAACTAATGGCACAGGTAATTTTATAGCACTAGGGCAAACAAGTAGAGCATGGTCTGGAATGACAACATTAGGCAGCGATGTTTACGCTTGTGTTTATTTTGGTGGAGATATTTATAAACAAACTAATGGTACCGGTGATTTTATATCCTTAGGACAAACTGGTAGAAACTGGGAAAAAATGACAACATTAGGAACGGATGTTTATGCAACAGTTTATGCTGGTGATATTTACAAACAAACTAACGGTGCTGGTAATTTTATAGCCTTAGGACAAACTGGTAGAAATTGGTATGAAATATTTACAATAGGCTCTGATCTTTATGTAACCGAATATGGTGTCGGGAATATTTACAAACAAACTAATGGCACAGGTAATTTTATAAACTTAGGTCAGTCAAAAAGAGAATGGAGAGTAGTGGCTGCCTCGGGTACAGACGTTTATGCTTGTGTTATTAATGGCGATATCTACAAATTTTCTGAGGCAGAATTAAATAATTTTGATTATATAGCAGATCGGTCTTATTCTACAGGTCCAAAGATTTCCTTATTGACTACTAATGGTGGATACGTTAAAGCAATTGCCAATGACGGTACTACTCAAAGAGAAGTAATGAGTCCTAACGCTTATAGCACCAATACCCCAGTAAAATTAAGGGCAAATTATACTAAGGATGGAACATTAGCATTATTAGTTAATGGTCTTGAAGTTTCAAGAACTACTGGAACTCCATTATTACCTTTATACGGAAGAAGAAATTTATTTAATTATAGTCACACTTTTTCTAATGCGATATGGGCTACAACTTACTCGGAAAAAACGAGTACTACAATTTCTGATCCTGATGGTGGAAATAATGCGCTATCACTTACGTTTTCAGCTCAATATGCTTCTTTATCGTATTTTGTACCATCATTTTTTATAGAAAATCAGCAATATACTGTATCTTTTTGGGCAAGGAGAGATTCAGGTAGTAACACTTTAAATGTATATACCTCAGGTGGCCCTAGTTTTGGTACATATACTCCAACAAATGTTTGGACACGATACTCGTTTACGTTTACCTGGCAATCTTCATATAATTACATTTATATTACTCAAGATCGCAATGTTTCTGGGTTTACGCCAGTAGAATTATATGGAATGCAAGTAGAAGTAGGATCAGTGGCAACTACCTATGAACCTACTGTTATCGGTCCAGTAACAGGCGGACATCCATTAACAATTGGAAACAGTTACGCCCTCGACGCTCCCTTCCCCGGCTCATTAGCATTAGTAAAATTTTCAGGAACAGTACCCACATCTGAACAATCGCTATGGATGTATGAACAAGAAAAACAATTATTTAAGGAAAATGCTAAATGTCTCTTACCAGATTCAGGAGCAATTGTAGATTTAACTTATAATGATAGTAATGATAATTGGATTGCCGCATCAGGTACTAATATATCTGAATGGAATGGATTAGTAAGAAATAAGGTAACTACATCATCATATGGAACCTATACTAAATTAGCCTCTAAATCTAATATTTTACTATCTAATAGGGACATTGGTGTTTCGTTAGATGGTTATGTTGATATTACCATGCCTAAATATAGTATCTATAATGATTTTACTAATAATAACAACATTAGTAGTAAAGTATTTAATGAACCAATAGTATTAGATTATGTTACTGGATTTACGGGTACAACAACAGTAGGTTCAACAGCAATAACCTCAGTAACTAATTTATTATACCCCACTGATTATATTGGTGCAGTAATTTATCATGCTACTAATATTCCGGCTGGTACTTATATAACGGGCGCTTCAAGTGATGGAACTACTGTTTATATTTCAAAACCGATTACTACTGGAGCAGGGTCTAACAATATTTCATTTAAGGATTATATTTTACCAGTAGGATATGAAACAATAGGAGTATCAGTATTAGGGGTACCAAAAACTGAAGGTGCTACTAATGATTATATTAAATTATATGATGGATTTAAGGAAACTGTTTCATTTAATACTCCACCAAATTATAATTCAACATTACAATTACAAATTTCTAAATCTCAGTAAAAGGATTCAATAATAATGGCAACTATTAAAACAAGAAGTACGGGTGTTACTGCATTAAACAGACCATTAACAGTTCAGGAATTTGATGAGAATCTTATTAACTTGAAATTTGATTTAGACAATAAGTTTGATAAATTATTATCTCCTGAAGTTGTTAGTAGTCTTTATACTGGACCTAATGTTATTAAATCTACTTTTGTTTATGATACCAGTAATGATTCTGATGGTGGAGATTGGACTGATAAATGTGGTGATAATTCATGGTATAGTACTGCAATTACTGATTCGGTAATTACTCCAAAATGGTTAGGTAAAATAGTATCAGGAACATTAGCAAAAGCAGATTCTATTACTGGATTTGGTATTACTGGAGATTATTATCAAAATACTACTAATGGTAATTTTTATCAATTAACCGCTGATTCAGAAATTCAAATTACCAGAGGTGCTAAGAAAGAATTTCCTAAATTAGTGGCTATTATTACCATTAGTAGTGCAGTATTATTATTTGATCTTACCGAACCAGATTATCCTTTTTTCATGAGTATTGCTGGAACTAATATCATTAATGCTAAAATGTTTAATGGTAATTTATTAGTAGCAGAAACAACTAATGTAAAAGTTATTAACATTATTAATGAAACAGTTAATACTATTTTCACTGGAACTATTAATGATATTGATATTTGTGAAATTAGTAATGCTGAATATGATGTTAATAGTAATCTTAGAATTCCTACTATTGGTATTGCTACTACTGCTGGATTAAAAATTTATACTAATAGGGGAGTGTTATTAAATTCCTCTGATACTGCTTCTTTTAATAGTGTTAATATAAATTATGAAATGATTATTGGTAGTAAAAGTAATGCTAATATTTGGTATTATGCTAGTAGTCCTAATACATTAAGTAATAATTTTTCATTGAATAGTGTTACTAACAATTTTAATAGTGGTAATACTGCAAATTTAGTAAGTGGTAGCAGAAGTAATTTAGTGCGTTCTAGTGGAGCATTAGTACAATCATTAAAAAATAATGAAGAATATATTAGTAATGGTATGGGTGCTACTATAACAAATACTTACAATACCGGATATCAAGTAGGGGATATAAGAAGAACCTATATCGGGGAAACGGGGAGTGGCAGTGTTGGGCCGAGTACGGAATTAGTCACCAATGGGACGTTTGCTACTAATTTAAGCAGTTGGTCAGTTGGTGCATTAGTTTCTTCTTCTACTATTAATGGAGATGGAACAGTAACCCTCTCTGGTAATACTGCTGCTGCACAGTTTAATAGTGTTATGTATCAGTATATACCTGTTGTATCAGGTGAGGCATATATTTTTACTTGTCCTATTATTAATAATAGCACTAGCTTGGTTTCTATAGATTTTTATGGCCTTGGTACTGGTGGTAATGGAAATGCTGCTAGACTTTTGAGTCCTGGTACTTATATTTTTATATCTAATAGTACAACCACATGCCTTCATTTTTATGCCTGGAGTAATTCTTCATTAATTATACCTTTTAATGCAACTATAGGCCCAGTTTCAGTTAAGAGGCTTTTATCTGATCGTTCATATAAATCACTAGGTGCTAATATTATTGGTGCTCTTACAAAAACTCCAGTAAACACTAATGCTGACTTATCATACTTATCAAACTTCTCTGATCTTAATTATGTCCGTGAGCCCTATCACGCCGATCTCGACTTCGGTACGGGCGAGTGGACAGTAAGTGCGTGGGCCAAATATTCTAATTTACCAACGGGCGGAAATTTACTTCTCTATTCTGAACAATTTAATAATGGTGTGTGGGGTGGAAATGGTCGCACCGTTGTAGCAAACGCTGTGCTTGCTCCAGATGGTACTACTACTGCCGATAAAGTTGTGCCAACAGCGATTAATGACACACATTACATTGGACAATCCGTAGCCGTTTTTTATTCTGTAGCTATATGTTCTGTTTATGCTAAGGCGGGAGAAAAATCAAAAATTACTATATCTATTGGCTCAACTATTGGACGCGGATTTGATTTAATTACTGGAACATCCTCTGCTGTAACAGGGTTGTCAGGGCCTATTTCCTATGGAATGACAGATGTAGGAAATGATTGGTGGCGTTGTTGGGTTGTTGCTACTGGTGGCAATATTGCTAGAGTAGATGTATTAAACACGTTTTCCTCTGTGTTACACATCGGAAATGGAACTGATGGGCTGTATCTCTGGGGAGCAAACTATTCTTCTGGTGATACTCTTCTTGATTACGTTAAAACAGAAAATTTGCAGAGTTTAACATATGCTTACATGGCAGATCGGTCTTATTCCTCTGGTCCAAAAATTTCCTTATTAACTACTAATGGTGGACACGTTAAAGCAATTGCCAATGACGGTACTACTCAAAGAGAGGTAATGAGTCCTAAGGTTTACAACACCAATACACCTGTAAAATTCCGCGCCAATTACACCACCGATGGATCGCTGGCCCTTATGGTCAATGGCATGGAAGTGGCAAGAACTACGGGTTCGCCGTTATTGGCACTAAGTACAGCATGGAAAGAAGTAGCACCTAAATTAGGGTCAGAATCGTATATTTATAGTTTAGCAGTATTTAATAATAAACTTTATGGTGGAACAAATCCTAATGGAAAACTATATGAATGGAATGGTACTAATGCTTGGGTTGAAGTAGCTCCTAAATTAGGATCAGAAACGTATATTTTAAGTTTAGCAGTATTTAATAATAAACTTTATGGTAGTACTGCATCAAATGGAAAGTTATATGAATGGAATGGAACTAATGCTTGGGTTGAAGTAGCACCACAACTAGGATCAGAAACGTATATTTTAAGTTTAGCAGTATTTAATAACAAACTTTATGGTGGTACTCTTCCTAATGGAAAGTTATATGAATGGAATGGAACTAATGCTTGGATTGAAGTAGCGCCTAAATTAGGATCAGAAACGAATATTCAGAGTTTAGCAGTATTTAATAATAAACTTTATGGTGGTACTTATCCAAATGGAAAGTTATATGAATGGAATGGCACTAATGCTTGGGTTGAAGTAGCGCCTAAATTAGGATCAGAATCGTATATTTATAGTTTAGCAGTATTTAATAACAAACTTTATGGCGGTACTGGTACAACTGGAAGATTATATGAGTGGAATGGTACTAACGCTTGGGTTGAAGTAGCGCCTAAATTAGGATCAGAATCGTATATTTATAGTTTAGCAGTATTTAATAATAAACTTTATGGTGGAACAAATCCTAATGGAAGATTATATGAGTGGAATGGTACTAATGCTTGGGTTGAAGTAGCCCCTAAATTAGGATCAGAAACGTCTATTTATAATTTAGCAGTATTTAATAATAAACTTTATGGTGGAACAAATCCTAGTGGAAAATTATATGAATGGAATGGCATTGGAACAACTCCGGTTTTAACAATGGGCAACAATTATACTTTAGATGCACCTTTCCCTGGATCATTAGCATTAGTAAAATTCAGCGGAACAGTACCCACATCTGAACAATCATTATATATATATGAACAAGAGAAAAGATTATTTAATGAAAATGCTAAATGTCTATTACCAGATAATACTACTATTTTAGATGTTGATTATGATAAACAAACTAATAAATTCATTACTGCCTCTACTAATAATGTAGCAATATTTGATAATTTAGTTAGAGTAAATAATTACACTAGCACTAATAACACTAAAGTATCATCTAATAGTAATTATAAATTAATAGCCAGAAATACCAGTGTTGATATCATTACGCCTAAATATTCATTAAAAGACGAGCATTATAAAGTATTAAATACCGGTTCTACTAAATTAGAAACATTTAATTATGTAGGTGGATTCAGTGGGACTACTTCTAGTACTGCTAATACAATAACAGGTATTACCAATCTTACTTATCCAGTTAGTTATATTGGTGCAAAAATTACCGGAGCAAATATTCCTGCTAATACTTATGTAGTAAATGTATCTGGAACTACTATTTACATGAATAATAATGCTACTGCCTCCGGTGCTACTACTATTACTTTCCAAGATTTTTATCTACCCATCGGATATAAAGCAAGAATAGTAACATTAGCAGGATTAGTAAAACAAAAAGGAAGTACTAAAGATTACACTACTCTTTATGATGGATTTAAGAAAAAAGTAAGATTTAATGATACATTAGTAGTTGGGGCAGTATTAAATCCTACTGCACAAATTCAAATTCAGGCATGTCAATATAACAATATTTAGGAGAATAACACATGAGTTTTGTAGATTTATTAGGAAATGATGTTTGGAGTGATGCTGATATTACTAGAAGAACCGAATCAATCATTAGAGCACAATTTTCAGATGATGAAGAAAGAATTCTTAATCGTAAAATTACTGGATTATTAATTGGTCAATATACTTTAACAGAGGCCGATCAAGTAGAATTAGGTAAATTTCAGGAAGTAGTTTTCATGGCACAACAAGAAGGTGCTAGTGCCAGAACTGATATGGAATTACTAAATAATACTTTACCAGTAGATAATGCCTATAAAAGATTGTTAAATCCAGTAGTAGAAGATGATGATAATGATTTAGAGGAAAGAACTGCTGCACAAGAAATTGTAGATAATGCCTCTGAGGAAATAATGAATTTGGTATTATTACGGAATCCAGTATGATTACCGAAATATTATTAATTACTGTATTAATATTAAATATTTTAGATATTTATACCACACATAGAGCATTAAGTGGCAGTAATGCCAAAGAAGCGAATCCTATTGTAAAATTCTTTATTGATAAATTAGGATTAGTATTTGGATTATTAGCGATCAAAATACCCTTTATCATATTAATAGTATTATTTTATAACATTATTCCATTATATGCTTTGATTGGTATTAATATCTTTTATCTAGGAATTATCATTAACAATATTATAGTAATGAGAAAAAATGGCAACTTACACTAGAACAGCACTTATACAATATGCTTTAAGAGCATTAGGATATCCGGTAGTAGAAATCAATGTTGCTGAGGAGCAGATTGAGGATCGGGTTGATGAAGCAATTGAATATTGGAAATTATATCATTATGAAGGTATTGAGCGTATGTATTTGAAACAGCGTGTTAATGCCACTAAAATTACTTTATTAGAAAATGTGGCTACTACATTTCCGTTGAATAGTATTATCGCCGGTAATACCTCTGGAACTACTGCTAAAGTTGTTAGGCAAGTTAATGAACAATCTCATGATAATATTTTATTAGTAAAATCAGTGAGTGAAGATTTTATTGCTGGAGAAACTATTTCTGTAGTTGATAATCCTAGTATTTCTGCTACTTATCAATCACTTGTATTAGGTGAAATAGATAAAAGATATGTAGAAATTCCTGAATATGTTTATGGTGTAGTAAGAATATTACCCTTTTCAGGAGTAAGTACTTCCAGAAATTTATTTGATATTCAGTATCAATTAAGATTACATGATTTACACGATCTTACTTCTACTTCTATTGTTTATTATAAGATGGTAATGAATCATTTAGCATTATTAGATCATGAATTAAATGCTAAACCTTCTTTTGAATTTAACAGAATGAGTAATAAATTATATCCTGCTATTAATTGGGATTATGATTTAGCCTTAGGTGATTTTCTTATTTTAGAATGTTATCGGGCATTAGATCCAGAGGAATGTAAAAAGATTTATAATGAGCCTTGGTTAAAGCAGTATGTTATTGCTCTAATTCAAAAACAATGGGGACAAAATCTTAGTAAATTTGGTGGATTACAATTACCAGGTGGTGTTATTGTTGATGGGCAAGCCTTATTAGATCAAGCCCAGCAAAATATAGTAGCACTTCAGGATGAACTATTAGTAAAAAGTGCTCCTTTGAATTTCTACTGCGGCTAGAGATATTCCGTATTTGCTGGCTTTATCTACAATATTCTTTAACATTTTTTGCCTAGCGGATTCTGCATAAGCAATAGCATCTGCTTTATTATTGAAAATAACGCCCCGTTCATGAGTTCTATGTATTTCGCCTTCTATTAAGGTAAGATGAGCACTACCCAAAACATAAGTTTTTTTAAGACTACCCTTTGGAAACACCCACATAGGTTTGTATGACCCGTAACTTTTCCTAGCGGAAGGAATAGTATCGGCATAATACTTCAGTGAGTCGGTGAGTTGGTTTTGGAGTTTGGTGTAGTTGATCATTTTGGTTCCCGTTGCTGACCCGATGTAATCATTATAGGGTTTCAACTAACTTCCGTCAAGCACTTTTTTCATATTTCTCATAAAAAAATCCCCCATCAATAACTTATAATTAATATTGAATAAATAATGGTATCTACTTAAATAATATGGATAAGTTTTATGTCAATTGTTAATACTTATTTTGGTCATGGTAATCATAATGAACAAAATCTCCTAGAAAATCTCATGAATGAATCTCTAAAAATGTATGGAAAAGATTTCATATACATTCCCAGAAAGTTAGTAGCAAAAGATGAGATATTAGGAGAAGATAGATTAAGTACGTTTGATGGTGCTTTTCCTGTTACTGCTTACTTTGAAAATATAGATTCATTTAGTGGCAATGGATTTTTTCTAAGTAAATTCGGATTATTTGCTGAACAATCTGCTTCTCTAGTAATAGCCAAAAAACATTGGGAACAAGTAGTGGGCCAATATAATGTTACTATCGTTAATAGACCCTCAGAAGGAGATTTATTATATTTTCCATTAACAAAAGGATTATTTGAAATAAAATTTGTAGAACATCAATCACCTTTCTACCAATTAGATAAGATGTATACCTATAAATTACAAGTAGAATTATTCCAATATGCCTCTGAAAAACTTAATACAGGTATTCCTGAAATTGATGTATTTGAATCTCTTAAAACTCATTCAGTAGATCCTGATGATTCTGCCTATGGTTTTGTTAATTCTATTACACTTACTAATGTAGGAGCAGGTTACACTAATATTCCTATTGTTACTATTAATTCTCCAACAGGTTATGGAGCAACTGCCGAGGCAATATTAGGATCAGGAACAGATAGTGATAAATTATTTGCTATTATAGTTACTAATGCAGGAACTAATTATAAATCTGATACTACAGTTACTATTACCGGAACTAATACTATTCAAGCCACTGCTATTCCAGAAATATTAGTAAACATAGATGAAGTAAATTCTTTTGGTGATAATAATCAATTCAAACAAGAATATCTCCAAATAGATCCTAATAATCCTTTCGGAGATTAATATAATGATTAATAATCCATATTACTTTGCTATCACCAGAAAACTTATTATTGCCTTTGGTAATTTATTCTCTAACATTTATATTGATAGAAAATTAGATAATTCTGAAACTGGTACTACTCAACAACGTCTACAAATTCCTATCTCATATTCTAATAAAGAAAAATGGTTAGTAAGATTAGAACAAGACCCTTCATTAGAAAATCACACCTATACTACTTTACCTAGAATAGCTTTTGAAATTACTAATTATCAATATGATGCATCCAGAAAATTAAATAAAAATCAATCTATCACTTGTATAAAAGATGGTGAATATTCTTATAGTTATATGCCAGTTCCTTATAATATTAGAATCATGTTATATGTTCTAACTAAAACTCAGGAAGATGCTCTACAAATAGTTGAACAAATATTACCCCTATTTCCACCAGAAATTACTTTATCATTAAAAATTATTCCTAATATGAATATTATTCAAGATGTTCCTATTACATTAAATGATATTGCAGTACAAGATGAATATGAAGGCAATTTTCAAACAAGAAGATTTGTTACTCATACTCTAGGATTTACTGCTAAAGTTAATTATTTTGGTGAAATTATTACTGGAAATAATGGTAGAATCTTTACTACTAATGCTAATATCACCAGTTCTAATATTAATCTTACTTCATTTGATTCTAGTCACGTTGCTATTGGTGATAATACTACCGGCAATATTAATGAAACTTGGTATTATGACCTATAAAATTAGAGTATATAATTATGAATAATATCTATCAAAATAATCCTAATCTAAAATCTTCTAATGTTCCTATTGAATTCACTCCAGAACAAGTTGAAGAATATATTAAATGTGCTAATGATCCTATATATTTTCTGGAACATTATGCAAAAATTATTACCCTAGATGATGGGCCTGTGTTGTTTAATTTATATGAATATCAGAAAAGATTAATAGAAAAAATACATAATGAAAACAACGTCTTAGGTCTCCTCCCGCGCCAGCAAGGTAAATGTACCTTTGGCGCAACTAATATAAAAACGCGAAATAAAAAAACGGGCGAAATTTTGATAACAACAATGGGTGATTTATATGAAAGACTTAATAAAGAAAAAAGTGCAAAAAATGACATTAAATAGGATATAAACATGGCTCAGTGTATTGATAGTATTGATATTAATGATTTAGAAATAGAAACGGATACTGGTTGGAAGGATATTTCAACAATTCATAAAACTATTCAATATACTGAATGGGAAATATTAACTAATTCTGGTCATCAATTAATCGCCGCAGATACTCATATTATTTTTGATGAAAATTATAATGAAATTTTTCTAAAAGATATTATCCCTAATAAAACTAAAATCATCACTAAAGATGGTCCAGAATTAGTTATTGATATTATAGAAACCAATAGAAAATCTCATATGTATGATTTAACGATTGATTCTAATGAACATCGTTATTGGACTGATGGTATTTTATCACATAATTCTACAGTAGTATCAGGATATGTTTCATGGTATGTATTATTTAATGAATTTAAGACTGCTATTATATTAGCAAACAAAGAAGCCATTGCCAAGGAAATATTTGCAAAAGTTCAATATATTATAGAGGGATTACCAAAATGGTTACAGCAAGGTATTTTAGAATGGAATAAAAAGTCATTATCATTAGAAAATGGTTCTCGATGTTTATGTGCTGCTACTTCTCCTTCTGCTATTCGTGGTATGTCGTGTGTTACTGGAGATACTAAAATATGTATTATGGATGAATACCATAATGTCTATTATGATACTATCGACAAATTCCTATCATGGGAACATAAAGTTAATTATTATGGTCATGAACACTTTATTAATGTTCATGACATTATTAACTTATCACCTATTAAAAAGAAATTCATTCAATTGTCCTCGACGTGTTGTAAAATATTAACAGAAAAAGGTTTTAGAGAATTTACCGGTATTATTAAACATGATATTAAAGACACCCTATTATTAACGACTAATAAATCATTTCTAAATTGTACTGGAGATCATAAAGTATTATTATCAAATGGTGATTATAAAAGAGTAGATAAATTAAAAATTAATGACAAATTATATAATAATCATAAGGTTGTAAGTATTGAAACGTCTTTCCCCGATAGAGTATATGACATATTAGATGTAGAAGAAACCAATAGTTATTATACCAATGGAATAGTCAGTCATAATTGTAATTTATTAGTCTTGGATGAATTTGCCGATCTTAATAGTAATTTAGCAGATGAATTTATTGCCTCGGTATTTCCCACGCTATCATCCTCAGAAAAATCTAAATTAGTAATAATATCATGTGTTACCAAAGATACTTATGTGTTTACTGATAAAGGTATAAAACAAGTATCTGATTTTATAGATGATTCTCAAATAGTCAATTCTAATATAGGATATCGAGTATCACCGTATAAAATTGGAGGATTTTCTGGTATTAATCAAGGTAATATAATGGTAAATTCTGGAGAAACTAATACCAGAATAATTACCTCTAAATCTTCTCAATTAGAATGTTCATTAAATCATAAATTATGGGCCTGTAAAAATGGGTTCTATGATTGGTATGAATCTAAAGAATTGGCGGTTGGTGATTATATAGCAATTAAATATGGGCAGAATATTTGGGGTAATAATGATGATATATCGGATTATATTCCTTATACTACAAATAAATTTCAAAATCAATTCATAACTGATTCTTTATTATCTAAAGATTTAGCATATGTATTAGGAATATATATAGCAGAGGGATATTCAGATAGATGTAGAACCATTATTACTTGTGGAGATGATATTTCTAAAAGCCTAGAAGTACTAAATCTTCCTATTGGTAATTATGGTATTAAATATAATATAGGCAGTATGTCATTTACCATGTTCCTAGAATATTTAGGATTTGATGTTTCCAAGAAAGCAAAAGAAAAAACTATACCAAAAAGATTATTAGAATGTTCTAAAGAAATATTGTGTAGTCTTCTTTCTGGGTTATTTGATGGAGATGGGTGTGCCAACAAAAACGGTACTATATCATATTCAAGCGCATCATTAGATTTAATTAAACAAATTAAAATGATTTTATTAAATATAGGTATTACAACTCAAATTTATAAATCAATAATTAAACCAACAAAATTAGTAAAAGTATATAGCACAGTATATTCAATAGAAATTAATTCATATAAAGAATGTAAATTATTTTATGATATTATAGGGTTTAGAATAGATAGAAAACAACAAAGACAACATTTATTAGATATTCCTAAAAGAAATATTTCTAAAGATATAATACCCTTTGGACGAGATTTTATTAAAGAAAACAAAATTATCCATAAAGAACATGCTTATTTCAAAAGAACTCCACATATTTCCAGAAAAACTTGTTTATCTATTGATGGAATAGATAAGTTTTCTGATGTTATTAATCCTAATATAAAATGGGAAAAAATTAACACCATAGAAGAATCTTATAATGAAGTATTTGATTTTTCTTTAGAAGATATTGACGATGATTTTTGGTGTCATTCTGTTGTTTATAATGGAATTGTAGGACATCAAACCCCAAAAGGATTAAACCATTTTCATAAATTATGGATAGATGCTATTAATGGTAATAATGATTTTGTTCCAGTATCAGCACATTGGTCAGAACATCCTAAACGTAATCAAGAATGGGCAGATAAACAATTAAAAAAATTAGGCGATGTTAAATTCAAATCGGAAATTGAATGTATTTGGGGTAGTAGTTTAGTGCTAATAAAAGATAAAGAAACTAACGAAGTAAAACAAATATCTATTGAAGAGTTATATAAATTATTATGATTAATACTATATATAATATGTTTAACAAAAAAAATCCTATAGAAAACGAAAAATATTTACATCTATATATAAAATTTTGTTGTATAAAAAATAAAGGCAAAAAAATAAAATTTGAAACCGAATTACACCATATATTACCTAAAAATTCTTCTTCTTTTCCTGAATATAAAAATTCTAAATGGAATGTAGTTCACCTTTCTTTAGTTGATCACATTAAGGCTCATTATTTGTTATATAAATCTATACCAAATGCAGTAAACGGAACTTCTTTAGTTATGGTATTGGGTAATATTAAAAAAGTACCAGATAACAAATTACAATTAAAAGAATTAACTCGCGCAGTAATAAAAAACAAAAGACTATATTATGAATTTATGGGTTCCCCCCATAATCCACATATTGGGGCGAAACGGAGCGAAGAATCCAAAAAACGTATGGCAGAAGCGCAACAAAAAAGACAGACTAAGTATATTAATGTTAAACGAAGATGGGTGTGCAAAGAAGGATATGACGACAAATTTGTTGAAGCAAGTATAGTAGATCCATATTTTATTGATGGTTGGAAAATAGGAAGATTAAATAAAGAATTTAGAGAAAAAATGTATAACGCCAACATAGGAAAACAGATGGCAGAGGAAACTAAAGAAAAAATAAAAAACGCTATATTAAGTTTAGGGGATAACCACCACACAAAACACGCAAAACATAAAATCCGTGTAAAAGAAACTCAAACAGGTTCAAAACAATATTATAATAAAGAATTAAAAATTTGTAAACGGCTTAGACCCACAGATAATATACCAGAAGGGTTTATATTATCACCAAATTTATACAAATTTGTGTATGATCCCGTTCTAAACAAAAAAGTTAGGATTATTAATGAAAACCAATAACAGATATAAAATAATGACAGAATATGGGTGGTGCGATTTTGTCGGATTAAATAAAATTTTGCATAACAATACCAACACCATATCATTAAATTCAGAAAATGTATTTATTGCTTCCCCTAATCATATATTAAAAAATGTTAATGACAAATTTGTTAAAGTAAAAAACTTAAAACAAGATGATGTATTAAAAAATGGAGAAATAGTAACTGCTAATGTTGAATCAGGTGAATGTTTTTTATATGATTTTGTTAATGTAGATAATAAAGAACATAGTTATATAGCAGATAATATTGTTCATCATAATTGCTTGTTTCAGGGAAGTTCATATACCTTAGTTGATGGAGTAAAATTATCAGAAATACCCGTTATTAATCCTATATTTGAGAAAGATAATTTAGAAATATTTTTTAAGCCTCTATTAGATCAATCATACATTATTGTGGTTGATGTGTCAAGAGGTAGACATCATGATTATTCTGCATTAAGTATTATTAATATTTCTCAAATGCCATATGAAATAGTCGGAATTTATAAAGATAATGATATATCAGTATTAGAATTTCCTCATCTAATTTATAATTTAGCCAAGCAATATAATGATGCTTATATATTAATAGAGACTAATGATTTAGGAGAATCTGTATCTAATACAATATGGTATGAATATGAATATGATAATATCTATTTTACCAGTAATAATAAATTATCAGTAAGTAATGGTTTCCCCGGTGTTAGAACAACTGCTCATGTTAAATCATTAGGCTGTTCAATATTAAAAGACTTAATCGAACAAGATCAATTAATATTAAATTCTCATAAAATTATTGAGGAATTAGGAGTATTTGTTAAAAAAGGCAAAAGTTATGCTGCCAGTGATGAAATGATTAATGATGATTTAACTACTACTTTATGGTTATTTGCATGGCTAACTGCTCAGGATATTTTTAATGAAATGATTAACATTAATTCTAAGAAGATATTAGCAGAAAAGAAAGAATCTTATATTAATGAGAATATGACTCCTTATGGATTCTATAGTAATGCTGCTGATTTTTATAATGCTCCTGAGGATAATTTGAAATTACCAGATAGAGAAAATCCATATTATTTAACGGAGGATCAACTAGAATTAATCAATTTTTAAGTATGAATTATGATATTTTATAAATAATAATAATAAACATAGAATCATATTAATAGTAAATATTAGGAGAATAAGAAAATGCCTTTTGCCATGTCACCAAGCGTAGTCGTTATTGAAAAAGATTACACCGATATCGTACCTGCTGTTTCCGCATCTGTTGGGGCTACAGCCGGAGTTTTTAGATGGGGACCAGTGTTGGACCCTGTTTTAGTAGATTCAGAATCATCACTAATTAGTCGTTTTGGACTACCTAATGATTCAAATTTCCAATACTTTTATACTGCTGCTAATTTCCTTGCTTATACCGATAGCCTGTATGTTACTCGCGTAGCTACTACTGGTCAACGTAATGCAATTTCTATGCCCAGCGGTCCATTAGCATTAGCTAATTTAGTGGGTGGTACTGGTTGGACTACTCCTCCTACTAGCGTTACCTTAGCAAGTGCTCAAGATATAGGTACTACCCCAGCAACATTATCCGTTACTACTAAAAAAGCAGTTAATACTGTCACCGTGGGTACTGCTGGCGCCGGATATGGTGTTGCTCCTCTAATTACTTTTAGTGGTGGTGTTGGGGAAACAACTGCTGCAACTGCATATGCCACTATCAATGGTCTGGGTGCGGTAACAGCAATTACTGTTACTAATCGTGGTGTATATACTACTGCTCCTACCGGTGTCGTAATTACTGCTGTTGCTGGAACTGGTGTTCCTACTACTGCTGCTGTTGCTAGTGTTACTGGTACTGATATCATTGCTACTGTTACAATCACTAATCCAGTTGGGACTGCATATTTTAATCCTCCTACTGTAAATATTAATGGCGGTAGTGGAACTGGCGCATCTATTACTTTATCAGTTACCCCTAATAATACTTTAACAATTAATAATGTTACTGATTATGAGGCTCAATATGATGAAGGTGCCGCTAGTGTAGGAACTTGGGCCGCAAAATATCCTGGTTCTCTAGGTAATTCTATTAAAGTTTCCATGGCCGATGCAGCAAGTTATGCTAATTGGGACTACAAGGATGAATTTGATAGTGCCCCCGGAACTTCTACCTATGCTACTAATCATAATAGCCCTAATTGTCTTGATGAATTACATATTATTGTATTAGACAAGGAAGGATTATGGACTGGTGTCAAAAATGGTATTATGGAAAAATTTGCCTTTGTTTCTAAAGCAGAAGATGCCAAAAAATCAGATGGTACCGTAAATTATTACAGAACAGTAATTAATAACAATTCAAAATATATTTGGTGGATGGATCACCCTAGACAAATTACCGCCGCTAGTACTGTTGCTTGGGGAACTAATACACTCGATATTACTGTATCTAATTATCTATTCAAAAGTTTAGATATAACCGATGCTACTGAATTTCTAACCTATGGTGCTGATGATTTTACTGCTAGTGATGCAAATATTATTGCTGGTTTCGATCTTTATAATGACGCAGAGGAATATGATATTTCATTAATTCCTGTTGGTCCTTCTCCTGTTGCCGTTGCTCTACATGTTATTCAAAATATTGCAGAAGTTCGTAAAGATTGTGTAGCATTCGTTTCTCCATTAGATGTTACTGGTGGTGGACCTATCATTGGTAATACCTCCGAAAACTTTGACAAAATTGTTCATTATCGTGGTGATACTGTAGCAGGTGGATTAAATATTTCTTCTTCTTATGGCGTAATGGATACTGGTTATAAGTATCAATATGATCGTTATAATGACAAATATCGCTGGGTTCCTCTAAATGGTGATGTTGCCGGATTATGCGCTAGAGCCGATTGGACTAATGATCCTTGGTGGAGTCCTGGTGGATATAATAGAGGTCAAATTAAAGGTGTTGTTAAATTAGCCGTTAATCCTCGCAAAGCATATCGTGATTTACTCTATAAAAATGGTATTAATCCAGTAGTAACTTTCCCAGGTCAAGGCACTGTTCTATTCGGTGATAAAACTCTATTAGCCAAACCTTCTGCATTTGACAGAATCAATGTGCGTAGATTGTTTATCGTATTAGAAAAAGCCATTGCAACTGCTGCTAAATATCAACTATTCGAATTCAATGATGACTTTACTCGTCGTAAATTCGTTTCAATGGTAGAACCTTTCTTACGCGATGTTCAAGGAAGAAGAGGATTAACTGATTTCTTAGTAAAATGCGATACACAAAATAATACACCAGAAATTATTGATCGTAATGAATTTGTCGCAGATATCTATCTGAAGCCAGCAAGATCAATTTCGTTCATTTACTTAAACTTTATTGCTACTCGTACTGGAATAGATTTTGAAGAAATTGGTGCATAAAAGGTAATTCTTTTATAACATTAAGTAGAAAGTCAATATATAATCTCCGTAATTGACTTTTCTACTTAATTACTTTATAATATAATGTTAATATTTTATTAAGGAGAAGTGATATGTTTATTGTATATAAAACCACCAATGTTATTAATAACAAAATTTACATAGGTGTTCATAATAATGGTGATAATGAAGGATTTGATGGATATTTGGGTTCTGGATTGAATATGACGAGGGCCATTAAGAAATACGGTAAAGAAAATTTTATCAGAGAAACATTAGGGGAATTTGATACTGTTGAAGAAGCCTTTGTATATGAAGAACAATTAGTAACTGAAGAATTTGTATTAAGAAATGATACTTATAATCTTTCTTCTGGCGGTAAAGGATATTCTGGTTTAGGAGATCATGTAGTAAGTAAACAAATAGGGATACATTCTCCTAATTATACTTTTGAACATAGAAGCGCAGTTTCTAAAGCAACTATTGCTAATATGGATAAAGAAAAGCGTCATAACATGTGTCTTGCTGGAGGAAAAGCAGGTGGTAAAAAATCGGTAGAAAATAAATCAGGAATATTTTCTGATGATTATACTGATGAAATGCGTTCTAATGCTGGAAAAGCGGGTAATGCTAAACAAAAGGAATTGGGTACGGGTCGATTTTCTTCAGAAACACAAGCCAAATTAGGAAAAATTGGTGGACCAAAAAACAAAGGATTTATTTGGGTTAATGATGGCGAAAAGTCATACAAATATACAGTAAGACAGCAAGAAGAATTATCTATCACTGATTTATTAAGTCAAAATAGTAATTATAGATTGGGAAGATCAGCGATTAGAAAATATGAAAAACCTACTATGAAAGGATGTTTATGGTATACAGATGGAGTAAAGGATTACAGATATTCGAAAAAAGAGCAAGAAGAATTATCTATTAGTGATTTTTTAGATAACAATCCTATATATAGATTAGGGCGATTTAGAAATAATTTTATTATATAAATAAACAAACAAAGTACTAAAAAAAACTTAGGAGTTACATATGGCTAGTATTGATACCTTTAAGGGCGCATTTATTCAGGGTGGTGCTCGTCCTAATCAGTTTGAAATTCAGATTGGCAGATTAGGTCAACAATTTTCAATTTTGTGTTTTGCTGCAAATTTGCCAGCATATTTAATTGGTGATATTCCGGTATATTTCCGTGGTAGACCCGTTCATGTTGCTGGTGAAAGAGAATGGCAACCCTGGACTGTTGGTGTATATAATGATTATGATTTTACCACTAGAAATGCTTTAGAAAAATGGTCCCATGATATTATTAATCGTGAGAGAACTAATGGTATTTTACCCCCTGCTTCTTATTATGAAGAAGTTATTGTAAAGCAATTAGATCGTAACGATAAAGTAGTAAAAGTATATAAAATGATTGATGCTTATCCTTCTCAAATTAGTCAAATTGATTTAGGATATCAAATTAATAATACTGTAGAAACTTATAATGTAACCTTTACCTTTAATCATTTTGTTGTTGCGTAATAGGTAATATAAATAGTTTTATATTATACATTACGGAGTATATATTATGAATATAATGGGTTTTGAATTTAAGCGTAAATCATCTAATCAGGGCATGAGTAGTGTTATTACTCCTACTCCTGATGATGGTTCAGTATTAACAGCATCTTCTTCATCTTATTATGGATTAGTATTAGATGTTGATACTATTATTAAAAATGAAAATGATTTAATTAGAAAATATCGTGAAATTGCTCAATATGCTGATTGTGAATCTGCTATTGATGAAATTGCTAATGAGGCTATTGTTGCTGATCCTAATACTCCAATTGTTTCTATTTCATTAGATTCATTGCAAGTAACAGATCAAATTAAAGAAATTATTACTCAAGAATTTGATAGAATATTAGCACTATTTAATATTGATGAAAAAGCATTTGATATTTTTAGAATGTGGTATATAGATGGTAGAATTTATTATCATATTATTATTGATGAAACAATGCCACAAAATGGAATATTAGAACTTAGACAAATTGATCCCAGAAAAATTAGAAAGATTAAAAATATTCAAAAAGCAATTGGCCCTCAGGGATTAGAAGTTGTTACTGGAATTGATGAATACTTTTTATATAATAATACCGGTATTACTGAACAAAGTTATCAAGGTATTAAATTATCTAAAGATACTGTAATATATTGTACTAGCGGTGAATTTGATGCTAATACTAATATGGTCATGAGTCATTTACATCCAGCAGTAAAACCTTGCAATCAATTAAAAATGATGGAAGATGCTTTAGTAATCTATAGAATTACTCGTTCTAGTGAAAGAAGAATATTTTATATTGATGTAGGTAACTTATCTAAATTCAAAGCAGAACAATATGTTACCGATATCATGAATAGATATCGGAATAAAGTAGTATATAATGCTTGTTTGGATATGAATACATTAGTTCCATTATTAGATGGTAGAATATTGTCTTTATATGATATAGAAAAAGAATTTAATAATGGTAAAGAATTATGGGCATATTCGTGTGACCCTAATACTGGTAAATTTGCTCCTGGTTTAATAACTAGCGCAGGCGTCACTAGGCATAATGAACCAGTAATAAGATTAACATTAGATAATGGTAAGACTATTACTTGTACTCATGATCATAAATTTCCAGTATGGGGTAAAGGCAAAACAGAAGCAAAAGATTTAGAGATTGGCGACTCTATGATTCCATTTTATGAAAGAATTAGACCAATACACCACACACACCCCAAATCAACGTATCACCAAATATTTGAGAATAGTTCAAAAAAATGGTCTTTCACTCATAGACTTGTATCTAAATGGAAGGATACTAATTCATTAGACAACGAATTTCTTCACAATGAAGAATATACAGAACATGATAAATTAACAATTCATCATAAAAATTTTATAAGATTTGACAATACACCAACCAATTTAACCAAAATGGCCAAATTAG